TGGACAGATGAGTCTCCAGCAACCCATGAGTCGAAAACAGTGCCACTGGATGTTGCAAGATGATCGATGGTCAGCGGCTTATGATAATAAACATTATAAAATGGCTATGCACTGTTTTCCAAAAGATTGTGCGGGGAAGTCAAAGTGTGAGTGATGGCTACCAAAATAAACGAAAACACTGAACTATCCATGCCCATTCGCAACTTGATTGCGATGGTTGTTGGGGCCGCAATTGGAACGTGGGCGTATTTTGGTATTATAGAAAGATTAAACAGCATAGAAAATACAATCATTTTGATTGAGGCAGATTTAGAACAGAACACAGAATTTCGTATTAAATGGCCGAGGGGAGAGGCTGGTTCGTTGCCAGCGGATAGTGAGCAGTTTATGTTAATAGAGCATTTGTCTGAGCAGCTTGCTAAATTGCAAGAGCAAATAGACGAAGGTCGTGCGCCACATGATCAGCAACAAAAATTAACACTAGACTTTTACGAAAAACGACTGACAAATATTGAAGAACAGATAGAAAAAATGAGGAACGGGCAGCGTGGTAACTGAAACAATTACACTGATACTCTATATGGGCGGTGATGTTGCGGAGCATACTGCATTTGAAAAGATATCTAAATGTCTCAAGACCAAACGAAAGATAGAGAGAAACCTTTACAAGAAATCAACATCGGTCAGGTACGCTTGTGAGAATAAAACCGTTGTGATTGAAAAAAATGATGATGGTTCAAATTATATCGTAAGAATAATAGAGTAAAACTAACCAAAAGTTAGCCCCAACATAAAACTAACAAACCAAAGGCTAATTATCAGCCTTACTAAATCACTGTTTTTACTAAACAAAAACATCAATTCTCAGAGACCTCAAGGTATATTGGTACGTCAGTTATTCACGAGGTCCACGAGAATCGACGTTTTACGTCTTCAATCGCTTCGCACTTAACGCCTTTGACGAAAAACCCTTTATCAAGGGTTAGTATGTCGTCTGACATCTCTCTTGTTCTTTGTGCACACCTTCTCTCTGTAGTGTACGGACCTCGAGTGTCCTCAATCACTGTGCAATTATCTACTCCATTCGACATACATATAAGTATCAACGCTTCAAACACCATCTCTCTCCTCGTTCTCTGCTTTCTGAATTAAACTTTCTACTTCATGCAGCTTACTGATAGCTTCGTCCAGCAATCCAGACTCGTGGTTCAAAAACAATTGAGTCACGAACTGGATCGACTGGCTTACAGACAGCTTTGCTTCAGAAAAGTTGCTCATTTTTTCTTCGGTGGTCTGCCACGCTTTTTCTTTTTGGCAGGTGCTTTACCACCTTTCCAAGCTTCATTAATAGTCGGAGTCTTTTTATCGTCCGCTACTAGTCTTCCCTTATCGTCTCTAGCTCTTTCCGGCTCTCCTACAAGATCCGGGAAAAACAGTCTTAAAAATTTAGTCCACATCTTCTCGCTCCTCTTGTTTTGGAAGATACACTTCCACAAATGCCCCACAATTAGGGCAGCTTAGATTAGTGACCATGGAAAAAAACTCATTGTCCTCTTCACAATCATGGTCACCACCCCAAATTAATTCTGTCTGACAGTGCCAACAATTCATCCTACTTCACCCCAGTTGTTACCAAGTTCTGCGTCAACCTCGAAAGGCACCTTTAAACTTGGCACACAAGTAGACATAATTTCAACAATTCTGTCCGATTGTTCTTGACTGCTGATGCTAAAGCACAACTCGTCATGCACTGTAAGCATGGGTGTCAGCCCCTCGGCGTGACAATCTACCATCGCTTTCTTCGTTTGATCGGCACTTGAACCTTGGATGAGTTTGTTCAAAGCCTTGTATGTAAAGGCACGACGTATCATACCCTTGCCACCATATTCTTTGATTGCATCCTCGAGCTTCATAGCTTTGTTGTACCCGAAAGACTTAGGCTCCCACATATCAAATCTACATTTACGCCCCAACCATGTGCGAATAGCACCTTTCTCTTGCGCCTGACTCATTGCAAGATCGGCGATGCCTTTTACGAATGGCACCCTCTCATGATACTTTTCGAGCAAAGACTTGGCCTCCATCTCATCAATGTCCATAACACCAGCTAACTTCTTACGCCCCATACCGTACATAATACCAAGGTTTACAGTCTTGGCTTCCTTACGGGTTATGTCAGCAAGATCTGCCACCATCTGATGGAAGTCAGCATTGCCCTCTTGATACATCTCAATTACACTATCTATCTGAGGGTGTCTGTGAACACCATTTAATTGAGCACAGTAGTGTGCCAGCCAACGTGGTTCCTGTGAGGCATAGTCAAAGCTGCCCCACTTTGTACCCTCTTCAGGGATAAACAGACCACGGATCATGGACTTTATCTCTGGATCCCTTGCCGGGATCTGCTGTAGATTCGGGTTGCTGGAAGAAAATCTACCCGTCACAGTGCCACCCTCGTCAGAACGAAGAGGATTAAAGTCACAATGAATGCGACCATTACACGAATGTTCAAGAATTGTTTCAACAAAGGTCGTATTTGCTTTGTTAAATTCACGCAACTTCACAATCTTCTGCGCTATGGGATGAGTGTGATTGCTAAGAAACTGCTTTGTAAAGGACGGAGCATTAGAATTTTCTGTCCTATGGTATTTAAGCCCAAGGGAATCGAACGCCTTTGCCACCGATGCAGCAGACCATGGCTCTATCGCCACCCCGGTATCGGACCTTATTTCTTTTAACAGTTCCTTCTCTCGCTTACCAAGTTCGATCTGGATCTGCTCTGCTCTATCGATATCAACACGCACACCTTTAGTTTTCATCTCAAGAAGCACTGGCAACAGACTGGATTCCAACTCGAATATGCTTGTGACTTCATCCTGCTTGATGTCCACACGCAGTCTATCCCATAGCCGTAGTGTCACCGCAGCATCCTGTTCGGCGTAGCTGCCCACAAACTTTGACGGCAACATCCACATATCGCTCTTCGGATCCACATGATACATTGCAGCCGCAGCCCGTAGCATCTTCTCATTCTTGTACTCGCCAAGATATTCACCTGTCAGCGAGTTGAGATTGTAAAACCTACGGTTCTCGTTAAGCAGTGGCGCGGCTATCATGGTATCGATTATCGGACCTTGAACCTCGATCCCTGCCCATCGCATCCATCCCAGATCATACATAGCATTGTGCATTACCTTCTCGATCTTGGGTGTTGCCATCTGTTTCTTTAGCCAGTTAACCACGAGGTTCTCCGGCAGGTTGCCCTTCTCATGTCGTATTGGATAGTAGCCAACGAAGTCACCAGCAGCCACGGCATAGCCTATGACATAGCCATCATTCCTACACCACCCCGGCCCCAGCTTTGTTAGGTTTGGATCTCTTGTTTCCAAGTCGATAGCGATACGATCATAGCCTGTAAGATCAGGAAAGGATGACGGTGGTTCCCACTCGTCATCACCGAATCCAAGGGCTGCTTCTTTGACATCCATATCAAGAAGGTTCATTTGCTTATCCATCGTTTATGATCTCTCCTCCAAGGGCGGCGTAACCTATTATGTCCACCCATGAATCATCCTTTGTCATGTCTTCGCTTAATCTAGCTAATTTGAGGCCCACCATGCAAGCCACCACCTGTTCAGGCGTAACCTCATGCTCGAGTATGATGCTCCATATCCGTGCAATACGCTCATGGTTCTTCCTAGCCGGACCATACTCCTTGGCTCTTGGACCGTTGATAAGCTCTTCTGCTGTTTTTAAAAAGAATTGTCTGTCTTTCATAACTGAAACCCATAATGTGATTGTGACTCGATAATATGCAGAGACTTTCGAGCGCGAGTCAGGCCAACATAAAATGTCCTGATCTCAGAGTCCTGATCCCTGCTTTCAACACAAGCCCTCGAAGAGTCTAGAAGCAGAGCTACGTTGTCTGCCTCACCACCCTTGGCTTTATGTATGGTTGATATCTTTATGCGCGGCTTGCCTGTCAGGATAGACTCACCCATCCGACGTACAGATGTGATGTATATCCGCTCTCGATCAGACACCTTGATCACTTCATGCCACGGATCTCCCATGTGTGCATCCAACTCACAAAGCTTTCTTAGGTCATACCAGTCATACGTTTGTTCGGTGTCCAGATTGGCAAGCTGCTTCCTACCTGCCTTTGTGATGACCTCCGATACCAAAAGCGTAGACAATTTCTTTAGATCCGCAGCAGACAGATACTTGCCCTTACCCAGATCCAGCCACATCTCAATGCCACTCAACACGTTTGGTGATATTGACCAGCCTGACCCTTCACGCCAGTAGAGATAGCCCTGATCTTTGAGATCACTCGCAACCCTGTTGGCAATGTAGTTAGTTCGAGTGAGGATCAGCCACTCACCTTCCCTGATATCTACATCCATGATATCCCGGTGCCATGTTATCGAACCTTGCTCCTCGGTGCTTGACCATGTCTTTGGTTGCCTCGTTATCAAACGTCTAACCATGTTGTCAGCTTGTTTGTGTATCGACACAGGCAGGCGGTAGGACTTGTCCAGTATTATCTTATTATCGCAGGCGTTCAGGAAATCTTTAACGTCAACACCCATCCAAGAATAGATGCACTGATCATCATCCCCGGCGTAGTATATGCGCTTGGCGTTGGGCTTTATTACCTCGTGCACCATGCGCCACTGCAACGGAACCAGATCCTGCGCTTCGTCCACAATCAGGACATCAAGCAGCGGACTGTCACCCTGTTCAATAAACTGCTCAAGCATGTCCACAAAATCTATCTTACCTGTCTCTTTCTTGTAGTCACGCAACACCTCATCCACCAGCTTGAGTTGCTGGTAATGCAGCCTGCGATCAGCCACCTCGTTGAACTGTTGCTCGATGCTTACACCTCGAACCCGTGCCATCTGTATAATAAACATATATGCATCACCGCTTTTGCCGGGGGTGAACAACAGACCATCAGCCATGGTAACTGACGAGTTCGAGCTAAACTCAAGACCAAGCAGCTTGCCGATCTTGGTAAAGTCCTTGCCGATTAATACCTGCTTTGCCGTCAATCCCAGCATCTGAAACGCGAAACTATGCAATGTGCGAAACCACACCATTTGCTCTACATCCATGTTCAACTTTACAGCCGCCCTCTCTCGAGCTTCTTCTGCCGCCTTACGACTGAAGGATACAAACGCTATGCGTTCAGGCGGTGTGCCTGAGTCTAGCTCCTGCTGTACAATCTCGATGAGTCTAGTTGTCTTGCCCGTGCCCGGGGGTCCGAAGATAGTTGTTTCCATTAGAACGGCACCTCACTGTCTTGGACCTCGATACTTGGAACTTGAACCTCTCTGTTAAATGCAGGCACCCACCACACGCGAAGAGGATGCGTATCCCCTTTGGTGGTTACAAATCTTTTTCTTCCATTAGCAGGGGCACCAGAGTTTATTTCCTTCAGTCGCTCCTGTATCTGACCCCGGCTGTATGTATCGAACTTGTTGTTACGCAAGTACTTCATCAACGCCTCGATCTTGAAGTACGTCATGTTGTCTTCTTCATCAGTGAACGGCTTGCCAAGTGTGATCTCTTCGGCTGACTGAGCCTGTACCCGACCATCACAAAACGACTCGAGCAGATCCATAAACTGACCTTTGTAAGTCAGTTCTTCCGGCACCTCGATCTCACTCATGTTCTCCATCATCATCGACACAATGACCTGCCACTCCGCCAGCTTCATCAGCGGTGGCATCTTGCGGATCTGTTCCATGCAGGCTTTCTGGAATCTCTGCGGTGTTTGCAAATCGTCCGTTGTCATCTCGACACGTTGCCCAGCCACATCACAAAACCACACAGGTGGCTCTGACTTAACTACGCATAGCCCTGAGATCTCCACATTTGACGCATGACCGCCAATACCATACTTCTTGGTCTTACACAGGTTCTTGTTGCAAAAGCTCTTCAGCGGCTCTTGTTCGCACGGGAATCCATATTCTTTCTTCTCATGCTGATTCTGTATCGTCACAACCTCTGACGCTGGTAGCGGAGGTGTGCAATGCTTGTTGTTAATCTCCTCGAGTCGAGCTTTCCAATTGTCGGGCTGCTCTTTCTTACAACCCACGGCTGCTGCAAACATCACTGTGTTGCGTGTGCCTTCGGGAATTCCCTGCCCAAACATACAGTTCAGGCAGGGTGCCCACTCCTCGAACTCATCGATCTGTTTGCCAAAAGTCAAACCAACAAAAACTTCTGGCTCAACACTCCTCTCATCGACAAGTCCCACGAATTCTTTTAGTGACGCTGGTTCGCCATCTTCCTTAATAGCGTAGCGGAGCGTCTGTTTCGCATCAAAGTACGGAAGGTTGATAAAGTTACCAACATCGCCACGCTCGACAATAATCTGCTCCTGCTTCGGGAATATTTCACAGCCACCATATCCAAGATACGATGCAATCTCTGATGCTTTGTCACGAAACTCTCCTGCGCTTATGTAACCCTTAAAGAAAAAGAATATATGTGCACCACCAGACTTGGATCGACACACGACTGCCGGAACCTTCATGTTCCGTATCTTCTTGTCGAGCGCCGCCAAGTCGAGCGGATACTGATCGATGTCTAACGCACCGAACCTGCACTTGTTATCTTCATTAATAGGTATGGAACCCACACCAAGACCACCTTTCAAGTGATCAGCGATGAGTTCCACCGTAAGTGGTTTGCGAACGATGATAGACTTGGCCTTTTGTTTGCCAGCCCTTCGTTCTTCTGATATCTGTGTCTGTCCATGTGCCGCACTAAATCCCTCAAACGCAGCCATGAACCTTTCTAAATAGCTCATGGGTGTCCCCTTGTTGGTTTGGGGTGCCGCCAAAGACTCCTCAAAAGCGACACCCCAAGAGGGTTAAAACGGTACGTCGGCTTCTTCTTGCTGCTTCTTCTCCTCACCAGTTCCAGTTTTAATCTCACCAGCCCTAAAGGAATTATACAGGTCACGAGCCTCCATAATCGCTTCAGGCTTTACGCTATCCATCTCCTCCTGCGCTACTGCGTAGTTGAACCACGAACCTTTGTCGTTGCTCTCCTGAACAGTAGTCAGCT